CGTCTGCTGGGTCAGGCCGAGCGTTGATTTCTCGGCCTTTGCGCCCGACTGGGCCAGCTTGTCCAGGTCGTTCGCCGCCTGGGCCGCCTCGGTCGAATTTACGCGTATGCCCAGTTCGGCGATCGAGGTCATGCAATTTCTCCAGGCAATAAAAAATCCGCACTTGGCGGATCGTGTTGTTCGACTGAGCTATTTCTTCTCGCGCATCTCGTCCAGCGCCTCGACTTCCATAAGTCGGAGCCAGTCGAACAGTTCGGGCTGGTCTGCCTCGGGAACCCTGCGCAGCGCCATTACATCGCGCAGAACCCCATAATCAAGGCCTGTAGGGCCAGCCATGCCCGTTCTCCACTGCGTCCCCATCGATATAAACACCTCGATCGGCAGCCAGTTGTCAGGCCAGATCTCGAATTCGTCGCTGTCCATATCCTCGGGCACGAAGCCGAACGCGGCCAGCTCCCTTGCGTCAGGAGCTTTTGCGTACAGCCTACGGGCAGCGTCGATTAGTTTTTTCGGCGGGCCTGCACGATCTCGGCGACGTAGGCCTGGGTAATCACGGTCCCGCTGCCGGCGTAGTTCTGACACAGCAGCTCGAAGCTTTTCGCGTCGCACTTGTCGTCCAGATCCCAACCGGCAACACAGTCGGCCAATACTTTGGCGTCTGGCTTGCCCTGAATCGATTCGAGCCAGGTGTTGAGCGCGTCGCGGGTTCGGTGCTTGAACTCGAAGGTCACAGATGCGGTTTCGCCGCCGTGCATTGGCAGATCTACCGCAACCTTGAACGTCGGCGCGGCCTTAAGACTGAATTTAACGGTCATCTATTGCTCCAGAAAAAAGAATGCCCGCACAGTGGCGGGCAATGGTGTCGAGTGCCGATTACGCCGCGTAGCGCATAGCCTCGGAGGTCAGGGAGAGAGTGGATTGCAAGCCCATGATCTCGTTCTTGGTCATGGTCGGAGTTTTGTTCAGGGTCACATAGCCGTTGTACAAAATGCTCGACTGGCTCGGCAGAACGATACGAATGGCGCGAGGGATGCGGTCGTCGTTCGCGTCGGAGAGGATGTCGTACCATGGCAGCGACGAGTCATCGCCGATCACCATGGCGATGCTTGACGCTGATTTTACGGTCGGCACCTGGTGCTCTACGTCTTCCTCAAGGAAGGAGTAGGTGGTGAACTGCTGTTCGCCGCCCGAGGTGTTGAAATCCAGAATCTGGGTGATTTGCTGCCAGGTAAGGATTTTTCGGGCCTGGCCAGCGCCGCCGCCGACCGGGTACAGATTCAGGCTGGATGTATTGACGCGCTCAAGCACGAAGGCGTCGGTGGTTGCGGACTTCACGCGGACGATGCGGGAGTTGAGCCGCGACCAGCCGGACGTCATTTCCAGCAGGTCGCCAGAAACGAAGCCGTGAGCAGTCGAGCTGCAGGATGCCTCGGCGGCGTTATTGATGGCAGTGATGGTCTTCGCCGCCTGGTAGGACGAAGCTACGGCGACGACTGCGCCGTTGGGAAGCGATACAGACATGGGTTTTCCTCATGCACAAATAAAAAAACCCGCACAAGGCAGGCTAGGGTGTTGCTCTGCGGCGGGTCAGTCGGTGTCGGCGCGGTACTGGAACGACGCGGAAACGGTCAGATTGCTGTCGACCTCGATGCTCGGGCCAGGCTCAACCGGTGTCAGGGTCATTACGGTCAGGCCTGACTTGGTGTACCGGGCATTCAACGGGAACAGGGCGGAGAGCTCGTCGACGACCCCCTCTGCCTTTCCGGTGCCAGCCCCTGCCGGCGTCACAACACTGATCTGAAACAGCCCGGTGTAGGCCTTGTGGTCACCGCCCAGCGTCTCGCTATTGATCCCGGCTGGCAGCGTGAAGGCCGCGAGGTAGGTTTCGCCGGATGTCGGGGCGAACTCCACGCTTTGGTAGGCGATGCGCAGTGCCGGCGCTCTGGCGGCTGCCCAGCCAGCAAGGCGGGCTTCGTAGATCTGGCGGATAAGCTTGTGGCTCATATCTGGTTGTTCCTCACCGCCTCATTGACGATCTGCTGAAAGCGGGCCAGGGTCACACGCACCATGCCTTGCGGCGCCTGCGTCGAGTGGCCGTATTCCAGCGGAATGGCGTAGGGCAAGTTGTTAACGATGTAGGCCGTTTGCCCTGCCGTCAGTGTTGCGACTTCAGCCCTGAGCGCAGCCAGTGTCACAGCGCCGTTCGGATCGATCCGCTCCAACTCGCCCACGGCAGGAACGCCGATGGAAAACTGCCAGTTGCCCCGAAAACGCCCGCCGACGTAACCCTTGCGAGTCACCAGACCGTTAACGTCGAAGTTCTGGATGCGCTCAGTCTTGGTTAGCGGCTTGGCGTACTTGACGCCTTTCTTCAGGTTGCCCGCCTTGGTGAAATTGCTTTCGGTCAGGTTGGTGACAGTGTTGCGCACCTTCACGTTGAAGTCATAGGCGTCAGCGCTGGCCTTATTCCGCGACCTGTAGTTTACGTTTGCCGCCCATAGCTCGGGGTTGCCCACCGGTGACATCTGGATAACGCTACTGCCGATCTCGATCACGATCTCGCGCAGGCTGGAATCGATTGCACCCTGCGCCTGCTCGGAAAACTGTTGCAGATGATGCGCAAAGTCACCACTCAGTCCGCCAGTACGCGCCTTCATAGCGCCACCGCGGGCCATTACGAGCGCACCTGCAGCTCATACAATAGCGGTGTGCCGGCCGGATTGATCTCTTTCAGCGGTGGGACGATTGACCAGGTGCGGCCTTGAACGATTATTTTGTTCAGCAGAGCAGGCGGCCACTCTAGCCCCTGCGCGGCGATCTTCAGTTTCTTGTCGCCCTGCTTGATCAGGCTGTTGTTTTGGAATTCTTGACCAGTGAAGTCGATCAACATTCCCTGGGCAGTCTGATCGGCGATGGTGTCGGGCGGTGCGGTCCCGGCGTCCGGATCGTACTCGCCGGCGGTAATCGCTCGGATCATCACAGGCTGCCCGAACTCAGTGATCAACTCCAGAGCCATCGAGGCCATTTCGTCATAGAGAGCCATGAACGCCTCACATTTCTATATTTCTTGTAGAATCAGTCAATTAGACGGATTTCATCAACGTAACGAGCACCTAGCGGGTGCTAAAAAGGGTTTGAAATGCCAAGGAATGCTGTGATCAACAAGCCATCTTCACTTGATGTCGTCATGACGAATCACATTCGCGACTTCGTAGGCTACAAGTACAAAACCAATTGCCCCGTGAGCGTTAAGGAAAAAATCCTTGAGCGCACCGCCGCGGCTGTCTCCAATGAGTTCCTGGGGGAATACAGTCGACTCAACGTTCTTCCTTCACACGTCCTCAATGAGCGATATGTGTTGAAGATTACGAGAAAGCTCGTGGAGTAGTTTCAAGCCCTAATTGCGTACAACCCTCGCCGCTGCAGGTAGTCAGCAAACTGCGTGGCGCTGGGCCGATCCGGTGCCGCCGGCAACAATCGGCCGCTGGAGTTAGGGATCGTTGCGTACTCGCGCGTCACCGCACCTTCAACCCGCTCCAGCGTCACAGCGCCTTTGCGCTTCTCGATCGGGTCGACGTCGTCGGTATGGATCTCAGCAGCTAGAGCCATCTGCCCATACTGGATACGCGCCGGCAGGTAGTTGTCGGGCTTGATCTCGCAATCCAGTTCAACACCACTGCGCGGCCAGGACAAAGCCTGCTCGCTGCTGGACTTGCGCCCCTTCCAGGTCTTGCCATCCATTGCCAAAGCGGCCCGACGAAGCAGCGCTTCTTGCGCTGGTTCGTCCGCAGGGATGGCCACACCAAACTTGCCGGCGTACATGACCAAGTCCGTAGCGCTCGCGTAGCTTTCGGCATCAGGTTTGCTGGTACCGTCCTCAATGATGAGTGTCATGGAGCAACTCGCTGGATTGAGTTTTGAATGATTGACTGCCGTTTACCGGCAGCCAGCAGTATCACGCCTTGGGCAGATCAGCGACGAGCTTTTCCAAGGATTCTTTCGAGGCGTTTGCCCGATAAGTCACGCCAGCAGCGTCGAGTTGAGCCTTCAAGGCTTTGACTTCCACGCCTTCACTCGCCCTCAGCTCCGCGAGCTCGTTGCGCAACGTCTCGTTTTCCGCTGCGAGATCATCACGCGCACCAGCCAAATCGACCATCTGAAGGCGAATGTCATCGAGCGAATGAAACAGGCGGATCGCGAGCTCCCCGGCCTCAGGCTTTTCAATCTCTCCCGCCTCGAGTCCATCAATGACAGCGCGGACCGTATCGCTTTCGATGCGCAGCTTGCCGATCAAGTCTTCCAGTTCAGCCAGGCTGTTGCCGCCAACAACCAATGCTGGATGCGGCTCGACTTCCTTGATCGTCACGTCGGGCACTTCATCGGCAGCATCTTCGCGGCTGCCGGTAGCGCTAGCGTCGATGATGCGCAAGCCATGCTCCTTAGCCAACGCCTTTACGTCTTCCTCGTACTGGTGAAACGGGCCGGGCAGATACCAGATGTTTTTGTTGCTCATGATCTCGTCCTCGCCGAGCCGGGCACTAGCCCGACTCAGATATCAGGGTTACTTGGAGGCATCACCGATCAAAGCAACACCAGCGGTATGCTTGATGCTGGTAGCGGTCTTGTCCCAATTGGTGCCGGTCGCCAGTTCGGCGTCGGTTGGCGACTTGCCGCCGGTAGTGGTATCCCAGGTGTAGCCCTTGAGGCCCAGGCCGAAGGTATAGTCGGTCTGCAGCGTTGTCTCGATACGCTCTTTGCCGTTGACCGTCTGGACGTTGCTGATGATGTCGCGACCGTCGTGGACCAGCGCTGCGCCTTGGACCAGAGACAGGATGATTTCCTTGTTCGGGGTGCCGGCCTGCATGAGCGCCGGGGCGTCCGTCACAACGGATATCTTGCCGAGAATATCCACCACTCGGACGTTGCCCGCCTGGAAAAGCTGCTGTTGGTTCGCCAGGTTCTGGCCGACCAACTTGTGGTAGCTGGTGCCCTGCATGACTTGGGTAACCAGGTTTTGGCTTGCGTCACCGAATTTCGCATGCGCGTTATTCAGGCCGGCGTAGGTGATGCCTGCGGTCGCAGACACGTCGTTGACCGCGGCGGCCTGGGCGGTGATGGCAGCAACCAGAGCAGCGATTGCAGTGTTCAACTGGTCCTTCAGCAGGATCTCAGCGAACGCGCGGCTTGCAACCTCGATGCCTTGCGCTGTTGGGCGCTCCAGCCAAGTCATCTGCGATGGCTCATAGCGGATCGGACCGAAGCCGCCTGCGACTTTCACCGAGGTGTTTTTCAATTCGGTCAGGTCGGTTGCAGCGACAGCAGCATTAGCGCTGTAGCGATCCACGCGGCGCTGGGCAGCAGCCAGAGTCTGGAAAAACGATTCTTGGAGGAAGTCGCCAGTGAAGCCTTCCGGGGACAGCACGATCGCGCCACGGCTAGCAGCGTTGAAAGCGGCGAGATACTGATCCAGAGTCTCGAGAGTCGCCGGCATGATGTATTCGTTGAAAACCTGCATTTGCGACAGGGACATGAGTTATTTCCTTACGATTGAGGGAGATCTGGGAACCGGCTTGCGATTGCCGCCGTGCGTTCCTCTTTGGTGCCGCCGATTTTTCCTTTTGCGGCCCCGCCGCCATTCCCAGCACCGGCCGCCCCGCCGCCAGATGCCTTACTACCCGCGATCAACGGCGCGAATGCCGAGTCGTTTGCGAATTCCGCTTTCAGCTCATCTAGCGTTGCCGCCGAGAGCTTGCCCTGCTGGTCGAGCACGACCACTACAGGCTTCCCGTCCCGTTGCTCGACGCTCAGACGGCGCTCGATGTGCGGCAACAGGGCTTTGGCGCTGCCCGGTATTGCTAGGGCAGATGCGATATCAGTAGCGGTACGTCCGACTGTCAGATCCCGGATCTGCCCGCTCAGCGTTGCGCGCTCCCGTTCCAGCGTGCCGTTCAGCTCAGCTTCGCGGCGGTTGTACTTCTCGGACCAGGAACGCTCGAGCTCTTCGACGTTGCCGGACTTGCGGGCAGCTTCTTCGCGCTCCAGGCGAGCCTGATCTTCGGCATCCTTGCGGGCCTTCTCAGCGGCTTTCTTCTCGCCGAGCAGTTCTTCAACCTTCGACTTCAGGCCTGAAACGTCTTCGGGTTGCGGCAAACCTTCAATGCCGAGCACGAACTTGCCGTCCTTCTCGGTGTAAAGAGCGCGCACGGATTCATCGACACCATCAAGGCTGTCCAGTTGGAATTTCAGCATTTGTTGTCTCCCAGAGACTCGGGGCAGGCCCTGCCTGCAGACGCAAAAAAGCCGGCTCTTGGCCGGCTTAAATGAAAAAGCCCACGTAAGTGGGCTTTAGGAACGAACAAAAAAACATATACCGCTTGCAGGAGCGCTCAAGGAGCGATATATTTTCACTCAAGGAGCAGGTAGAAGCTGCTCCTTTAAACCAACAATGTCAGAAGGACATGTAATATGAAAACCCATCAGTTCATCTTCGACGAACATCAGAAGCCACTTTTTGCAATCGTTCCGTACGATGAGTATACACAAGTCTTCAGCGACAAATCGCAGCCCTCCGCAGACGCCAGCGCCCACGAGATTCCTTTGTCTATTTCTCTGCCCAATGCTGGAGCGAATGCGGCCATCGACCTCCCCCGGTTCGTCGAATACTGGGTTCGTTGTGGCATCCAAAGCCTTCCGATCAACAAACGGGCTAAACCTCTTCACGAGTTCGAAGGTCGTGAGCGCTTTTCGCTGGAAGCGTTGATCCGCATTTGTTTTATCTCACCCTCGTACCAAAACACAATGCAGGCGGTCAACGAAGTAACTGATCAGCTGGTGCAGACCGGACTGTTTCATGAAGTGCGCTTCAACAAAGCACAGCTGATACCGGACCAAGTTTTCAAACGGGAACATGCAATCTTGAATGCCAGTATTCAGCCCTACACTCGCACAGTGAATTGCCTCGAAATTGATTACCCGAAAGCGGCTGATTTCTGCAAAAAGCATCCGATCACTGCTGAAATGAAGATCGATTCGCAGTGGTTCAATCAGCGTAGCTAACCCTCTCTAAACAGCTCACCAGAGCTGGTGCGCTTTAACTCTACTGGAGCCCGGCCTTTTCAAAGGCTATCGGCTCCAGTTTTTTCATTTCGGTCAGCGTCAAAGCTTTGAAATTCCGATCAAGCTGCAGCTCCGAGAATCGTTCAATACTCAGCCCACCTCCGCGTAATAGCTTTGCGCGGACCGGACCAATAGCCATGTCCTGGAACGCTGCCGGCTGCTGCTTGAGCCAGTCGTAGTAGCTAAGATCCGCCCTCACTTGCTGCGGGCCAGCTCTACCTATGGATGCCCGTGTGGAGCCCTTACCGAATAAATCACTGAATCGAGTCACAGCCACCACCGTCGAGCGACAGTTGATGTGGATAGGCGGTCTCGGCCCTTCACGCAGCGGATACCGATGCCCGTCCAGTGATCGACATACGGCGGTTGTCTTCGAATCCAGTGTGCTGACCCATTCCACTGCAAGCACGACGTCGGAGTTCTCTTTCAGCGTTTCCATGCGCGCCTGGGTGGCGACGTGCTGCACCGCCGTTCGCACAACGGCGCTGGCGTTCCGGTTCGTAATAGCCAGGATGCCGTCGTTGTACTGGAGCGCTTTGGTCCCGCGGATGTTCTTAATGATCTGGAAGTTGGTCTGACCTTCGAAGAAGCCCTGCCGAATCGCTCCGGTGATGCGTTGCCGCTCGGTGGTAGCGAAGCCATCAATGAACGACTTGAGCAGCTTGCCACCGTCCGAATCGCGCACGCTGAGCGGATTGGTGAGGATTGCTGCCCTGATTGCAGCAGCGCCGGGCACCGCCGCATCAAACGAGACGCCCACCGGCGCTGCCCGGGTCAAGCTGGTCGCTTCGAACTCGGCCTCGTAGTTGGCGATGTCAATCAGGTCGAGGTTCAGCTTGTCGCTGAAGCTGTTGAAGATTCCCAGCAGCAGGCTATCTACCTCTCTCAGCATGCGCTCCAGTCGAGCAGCGGTGTAATCCGTTAGGTCGGTCCGGGTCAACCGCTCACGGATCGAGCGATCGATCTCCTTTAGGAAAGGTCCGAACTTGGCGACCTCCCCCGACTTCAGTTGCTCGAGGAAAACGGCGTGCCGAATGGTGGCATTAAGGATCGCTTGGTTTGCGGCCATCTGGTATTACCTCGTCGTCATCCAGGTCAGGTCCAGGATTCTCGGTTTCCAGCTCGTCGCGAATCTGGTCGTCGGTCTTTTCCGGGTCGATCACCCCTCGATCGCGCAGGTACTGCCAGAAATCGCCCGCCGGCAGCTTACCGCCCTGCACCGCGTTGAACAGTGCGGAAAGGATCGTTGCGTCGAGGGTGATCTGACTGAAGTCCTGATTGAGCTTGTAGTGGGTTTCGCCGGGAGCGTTCACGAACTCAGCCATCCAGACCAGACAC